GCGTATTATATCTTCAAATCCAGGTATTACAGTAACCTCTCCGCCTATTAATTCATAGTCTGTGCGTTGCTGTAATGCGTTGTAGTGCGTTGAAATCTTATCTATGGTGTCAATGTATAATTGTGTGTTTAACCACGGTTTAGAACCGTCGTGTAATATTGGAGGACAGTATTGGCACGAGTAATTACATGAATTACCCATATTCCATTGTATTCTAATATGATCTTGGGGGCCTCTGGCATGTGGGCCTTTTACAGAGACCAATCTAGCCATTTTAACTCACAAATACTGTGTCAGATCCTGGAATTACAGTATGTTTACAACTTGCTATAGAGCCCTTCATGACAGGCTTTTTACCGTCAGCCATTACTGTACTTGCTAGTTCGCTAATTATTGTGGCCTTAGCATGTGGTGCTTTACCGTGAGAGGTTACTTCGTCACCATCTAGTGACACTTTTTTGCCGTCTGCAAAGACTGTGCTTGCGCCAGGGCCTTTTATAACACCCTTGGCTTTATCGGTACCTACTCTTCCTATTCCTGGCATATTATTATTTATCTTCAGGAATTTCTTCTTTTTCTTCTAATCGTTCTTGGTCTCTTATAACAATTTTTTCGTAATCTTCTGCAGTGATTTGATTGGTTTCCATTACACTTACTACAGCATTAATATTAATAACTACTTCTTCTATGTTTCCAGTAAGAGCATAAGGAATCAATGCCATTTCACCGTTATCATTATTAATTATTACAAGTCTAGGATTACCAACAGTTAGACATGTTAATTCATCGTCTATACTTAATAACATTGTAATAACTTCTAGATTACTGGTTGTTTTAATAGAAACAACCTTTCCAACTAATTCTTCTATATTATACATTGTGTCTCCTAAAGGCTAAAGCCCTTAAATGTGTCATTTGTTACATCCTGTTTTGTACCACCAATTACATAGGAACTAATTTCAGTTTCTTGTGGTGCTACTTGTACTTCTCCTCCACCAATCCACTTTTGTGTCCACGGCAAAGGATTTGTACCCATATTATATACCTTTTCTATGCCTACTGAATGCATTCTCTTGGCCGCAATAAATTCAACATACTGCTTTAATAGTTCAGCATTTAGTCCAATGATACTGCCGTCTTTGAACAAATAATCTGCCCAAACTTTTTCTTGTTCAACAGCATCTATGAACATTTGTTTACATTCTTCTGCTGTTTCTTGTTTTATTTTAGCAAAGTCTTTGTCTTCTTGAGGTAAAAATTTTAGCATTTGTTGTGTACTTGCTAAGTGTACATTTTCGTCTCTTGCAATAAGTTTAATAATTTTAGCATTGCCTTCCATTCTTTTAAGTTCTGCAAAAGCCCAACTACATGCAAATGACACATAGAAACGCACACCTTCAAGTATGTTTACACTCATTATGCATTTCCATAATCTCTTTTTATGCTCATACAGATCGTATTTTTTACTTTCTTTTTCTCTTAGTAGATTATATTCTATAAGTTCATCATAGTTCTTAGTAATGCTATCTGCACAATCAACAATCTCTTTAATGTCTAACATTTCATCAAACACTTTGCTTGGATTTGCATACACATTTCTAATAATATGTGTATAACTTCTGCTGTGAATTGTTTCACTAAATGCCCAGGTTTCAATCCAAGTTTCTACTTCAGGCAAACTTACAATAGGCAAAAAAGCAAGGTTAGGTGAGCGACCCTGCACACTGTCTAACAGTATTTGTCTCTTTAAATTGCTGGTAAAAATATGTTGTTCAAAATCGGTTAAGTCTTTAAAGTCTTTAGCATCTCGTATGATATCAACTTCTTCTGGACGCCAAAAAAAGCCTAACTGCTTGTCAGTAATTTTATCAAATTGTTTGTATTTTAGAGTATCAAACCTCTGCATACCCATACCACCATTGTCATCCAAAAACATTTTTGCTTTTGTATGATCGGATTTATTTTTAATATCTAAAACACTCATATTTCTCTTTTTCAAATTTTACAACTCTCGCAGTCTTCATCGTCTTCTACAAATGCTGTAGTAACCATTTGTGGTTGCTCCACAGTTTCTTTGTTAATATCAATCTCGCCTTGACCATCATAAGTATTGTTATAGTATAACTGCTTACCACCATACTTGTAAAACATGAGTATATCTTGTATAAGCACACTCATTGGAACCTTTTCATCTTCGTAGTGTTCCGGATTGTAAGATGTATTTACTGAAATACCTTGATCAATATATTTTTGTAACACTGCCATTATTTTTAAATAGCCTTGTGGGGACTTCTGATCCCATAGTAAATCATATTTGTTCTTTAATCTTTTATATTCTGGTACCACTTGTTTTAATACACCGTGTTTGCTTTGTTTAACACTAACATAACTGCGTGGTGGTTCAATACCGTTTGTGCTGTTTGAAATCTGTGCAGAAGTTTCTGCTGGCATCAGTGCCATCAGTGTGCTGTTACGAATACCAGTTTCCTTTAACTGTTTACGCAATCCTTTCCAATCTAAACGCTCCTTGTGTTTAACAAGTTCGTCAACATCTTTTTTGTATGTTTGATTAGGTGTAATTCCTTGTCCGTATTTTGTTTCTACTGTACCAGAACATGCACCTTTTTCAACTGCCAAGTTTGCACTGGCTTTGATCAAATAGTAACTCCATGCTTCTGCCCATTCGTCAACAAGTTCTAAATTAGGATCCTGATAGTTAGTGTCGTGTTTTGCTAACCAATATGCAAAATTAATAATACCAATGCCTAACGGCCTTCTACGCATAGTTCCTAGTCCCGCCGCTAATACTGGGTATTGTTGATAGTCTAAAAGTTCATCTAATCCTCTGACAGCAAGATTACAAATATTTTCAAATTCTGCCGGGTCTTTAATTGCTCCCCAATTTATTGCACTCAATGTACATAAACTAATTTCTCCATTTGGATCATCGATATTTTTAAGAGGTGTTGTTGGTAGATCAATTTCGCAACACAAGTTACTCATACGCACAGGTGCAACTTCTTCTAAAAATGCGCCATGTGTATTAGCATGGTCTACATTCATTAAATAAATTCTGCCTGTGTCTTTGCGTTCTTGTACAAACGCAGAAAAAAGTTCAATAGCAGGAATAGATTTTTTACGCAATCTAGTATTTCGTTCTGCTGTTTCGTATAGTTCTTTAAACTTGTCTTGATCTGCATAGAATGCGTCATATAATCCAGGGACATCATGCGGAGAAAACAATGTAATTTTTTCACCAGCAATCAATCTCTCGTACATGAGCTTGTTAAACTGTACACCATAGTCCATATGGCGTACACGATTTTCTTCTGTACCTTTGTTGTTCTTTAATACCAGCATGTCTTCAATTTCATAGTGCCAAATAGGGTAGTATAGTGTGGCGGCACCGCCTCTCACGCCACCTTGGCTACAACTTTTAACTGCTGATTGGAATAATTTATAGAAAGGAATAACGCCGGTATGCGTTGCATCACCTTTTCTGATAGGTGAGCCAATTGCTCTAATACTACCAGCACCAATACCAATACCTGCTTTTTGACTTACATACTTAACAATAGCACTCGATGTTGCATTGATACTATCTAAACTATCTCCAGATTCAATTAACACACAACTACTAAACTGTCGCTGTGGGGTACGCACACCCGCCATAACTGGCGTAGGTAAACTAATCTTGAATGTACTAATTGCATCGTAGTATGCTTTAACATAATGCATTCTTGTATCTTCTGGATATTTTGCAAACAATGTTGCCGCAATCATCAGGTATGCAACTTGTGGTGTTTCAAATATTTCACCAGTTGCTCTGTTCTGTACAAGATACTTGCCACGGAATTGTTCCATAGCCGCATAGGTTAGATACTCGTCTCTTTCATGGTCAATAAATTCTTGTAATTCGTTAATTTGATCTTTGGTATAAAGTTCTAAAAACTCTGCATCGTAAAAACCCTTTTCAACATTAATTTGAATAATGTCGCACAAGCAAGGAGGCATAAATTTGCCGTAAACTTGTTTACGCAAATGATAGTTAATTAATCGCCCGCCAACAAATTGATAATTTGGAGTTTCTTCTGTGATAAGATCTGCGGCACTTTTGATAAGTGTTTCCTGAATATCACTTGTCGAAATGCCGTTTGAAAATTGTATTTGGCTGTGAATCTCAACTTCACTGGCACTAACACCAGTGATGTTTTCACAGGCATACATAACGACTTTGTGTAACTTATCTATGTTTAGATCTTCTAGTGAGCCGTCTCTCTTTTTTACCTGCATGTGTGTCCTTTTTAAAAGTAATTAAAAAATATATTTACCTGAATTTTATTGTAGTATAAAACTACTTAAAAGTCAAGCGAAAAGATCTTTTTTGGACACTTTATGCTTTGCAAAAACAACAGAATTGTCTAGTGCAAACTGCTTAGTAACTACCTCATCAGCAAAAAAATTATACACTTTATCTTTGTGAGCAAGTACTAAACCGTCAGTGCCATCAATGTTATTACTTATCACTAAAAACTCTAATTCTTCATCAGTAATGAATCCTTTATTGATAAGAGTTGCTGTTAGAATTATAGTAACTCCACTTTTGCAAAAATACCCTTCGCTTACTATTTCAAATGGATTTGGCCAACTACTAGGAGTGTAGTAGTCTAAGTACCTAGGTAAAATTTTAATGTTCTGAAATTGCTTTATAAGTTCTTCTGCAGAACTAAAATTTGTATGTCGTAAATCACGCCATACTTTCAGTCGGTCGTCTGGGGTATTAACATTTGTGAACATTAACTAGTTGTTAAAGCAGTTTGATATTTTCTTCTAATAAAAATAAAGTCAATATCTACACCAGGAGACAAAGTATTTACAGCATCAATCTTAACACTATCTGTGCCTGCATCATATGTTGCTGTTAATTGTACATTACCTGTGTAGCCATCCTTGAGATCTGAATAATTATCTAAAAATAATGCTTGTTGGGCATCAACATCGCCTGTTATTTGTAGTGTTCCTATTCTTTTATAAGTTAATGATGTATTTGCTGATCTATCTTTCATACTGTATTCTACAAAATGAGCATCGTGATTTGTTGCATCTACTTCTAGGTCTGCTATTCTTGTAGTAACACTAGCATCAAGTGTTGCACCTAATGGTGCTGTAAATGTAGCATCAGAATCACCTGCTTCTTGGCTTTCTAATGTTAAAATTTCAATGTTTGTTTTAACATTTAGCAAGCCTCTAATATCTGCATTTTCAGTATCAAAATATACATTATTTAAAATTGATGTAAAGTTTCTTGCTTCTTCACTACTAACAAAAATTGCTTCGTTAGTTGCAGTATCAATGTCCATAGCCCATGCATAAACATTGCCTGAACTTACAGAACTGTATTGATTGTTTACACCCACACTAGATATCATATTAGTATTATTTTTTACTGCTTCGAGCCATTGCTCTAACTTTGATTTAACTGTGCTGTTTGATTTTGTATAACTATCATTAACTAAACCTAATCTAGTATTAGTACCTTTAACATCATCATATAACTTAAATCCTATAGAATTTTTTGTAGTATCTTGATTTTCTTCTAAATAAATTCTACTATTAATCTGTGCTGGAGGCATTCCTATGCTCCATGGAAAATCTGTATCGTTATTTACAACAGTCATTGCTGTTTGTAGATCTGTATTTCCTAGTAAATCTGCATTATATACTGGCACAATAGATACTGTAGCATCTTGTACATATGGTTGTACTGGAAATTCAAGTATCGATGTTTGAGTTGCTACTGTTACCGCAGTAAATGTATTATCAGTTGCACTGACAACTGCTGTATTTCCACTAACAATAGTAGTGTTTGCAGGAGTATGGAATTCCTCGCCATCTGCAAATCCGTGGTTATTAGAAATAATTACAATATTACTTGCAACTCCTGCTTTCCTAGTTATGAACGAAATATTACTGTAATCAGTATTGTTTATTACACACGCATTTGATAGAGTCACTGTTAATGAAGTACTGCCACCGCCTGCTGTAACTGTGCCAACTTCGCCGTTAAGACTAGCAACATTGGTGTTATCGATAAAATATAGTGTATCACCATTTTCTATATTTTCTTCGTTGCTAACTGCTATAATAGGTGCAAGTGGATCAGCATCATTAATGCTTGTAAGGGTTCTTACTGTGGTTGCTGTATTAGCAGGCAAATCAAGTACAACATTAGTCGCATTGTTTGTGTTAATATCTAACACTTTACCATTAAGCCATGTAGATGTTGCCGCATCAGAAACTACAGCATAATTTTTACCATCAAAATTAGAATAATGAGTTGCTCCTGTTGCTACTGTGAATGTATAATCGTTACCTGAAGGATTAGCAACAGTACCAGATACACTAGTGATATTTTGAATATTTCTAGATGCTAATATGTTACCTAATGTTGCACTACCAAATTGTCCGTTATTGTCAAAATTAGGTGCAACAGGTGTGTTTTTTACATCAGTTGCAATTACGGTGTGTTTTGGATTTAGTCCTATAAGACCAACACCAGTACTGGCCGCAATTCGAATATTTTTCTTTTCAATCTCTCTATAAGAAGGAATATTATATCCAGCATGAAAGCCTGGAACGCCTACTATGCCTGCGCCACCGTAACCAATATCGTTAGATGAACTATTAGTAGTTGTTATAGCGGTATAGATATCAGCATTGCTATAATAAGTTACACCAATCTCATCTTTTGCTTCTGGTGCTGTTCTGAATGTTAACTGATGAGTACTGTTACTAGCAGAGCCGGAACTAAAATAGTAATCAAACCCACTTCTAATATTTGAATGAGATGCTGTGCTTGCTCCGTCTGCCGATAATTCAAATCCGTTTTTTACAACTGTTATACCAGTTGCACCAAACGCACCAGAGCCTTGTAAATCAGTAAATACAGTCTCGCCTGTAACAAAAACAGTGTCACCTGATGTTGCGTTTGCTTGTTGATAACTTGTAGGGAACCAAGTAAATGTTACTGCACCATTAAAGAAGTTTCTGTTGTATCTTCTATGAGGTACTTTGAATTGAATAATATTATCTGTAACTAAATCTGTAGCAGTAGTTTTTGCACTTAAAACATTTTCAAACTTTGCAGTTTTATTATAAGAATCTGTAGTTACACTGGTGTCTGCACCAATGTAAATTTGTCTACTATCAGTTGCAAAACCAATTTCACCTGGTCGTAAAGGTTTAGGAAGATCTTGTTTTAATCCTCGTCTATTTTGTATCCTTGTAATAATTGTTTTGTCGTTTTCTGCCACTACTGAGTCTCCTAACTTAGTAGTATTTATCACTTTTAGGAATTACTTTGAATAATAATCTGCTAGTCTATTGGCCCACTTATTGCAATAGTGATCAAATTCGTCACCCTGTATAACAAATTCAGCGAAATTAGCATCTCGATCAACCATTAAGATAGCAACTTTTTTAATTTTGCTTTCAAACATTTCATTATGTGCAAGTGCATAAGCACAACCTTGTAAAAAGTAGTCTTCGATCCATTCTCGTTTTTTGAGTTTCTTTGCTGTTTTGAAATCAATAATTGCTTCTTCGCCTTCGTGTAAGCCGATGGCATCACTTGTACCTGCATAAAGACCATGTGCAATAAGCCCAACCTCTACTCCGTACAGTTCATTTACTTTAGAAAAGCCTACATTTATCATTTCTTCTGTCATACTTCTTGCAAGTATGCTAATATGATTGTTTCCAAATGTGTCCCATTCTTCACCTAAAATATATTTTTCTAATGCACCATGAACTTTGGTTCCTAGTCCTGCTGATTCTGTACTTATACGAGTTGCTTCTGCTTCGCCTATTCTTTTTCGCCATTCAATAAGAGCAGTTTTGTCACCTGTGTCACTTAAAATAGTGGTAACACTAGGTACAGGATTATTGTCCTCTCCTACATATTGTCTGCCTTGTTTAGTTTGGATACGCCTTAATTCAGGATATTGATATTTAGATGTTAACATGTATAAAATACTTCATAGTTGTTACCAACTTATGTTCCATTGTAAGTGGTTAGTTTGACCTGGGTCACTAACTATACTTACCCCGTAACCTAAATCTGTGAAGTATTTTTTGACATAATTTAATTGATCAAGTTTTGTTCCGTCTGACACAATTGAATTCCAAACATTGTAATATACATTACTGTTTGTCATTGTTGTATTGTTTACATTTGCATATAGTACACCAGCATCTACATTGGCAAAAACAGCATTTTCTATGGCTGTTACTTCGTTATGTATTATAGTATTATTTCTAGTACTGCTTCTTGCTGTGGTTGCATTTATAAATATACCTGGCATTATTGTGGTAACTCCGCATTTATATCTTGCATGGCTTGGTTGCCCGCCATTGCACCAACATCAACACTTGGTTCTGCATCTGTGTCTATGTCTGCTGGAAGTTCATCCATTGGTACAATTTTATCTCTATCTACACTACTAGCAAATCCACTTTTATCAACTGCTTGAATAACTTCGTCAGTGGTTGTAATAAATCCTGATTTTGCTAATAGATTTTTGAATTCTTCTGTTGGTATTTCGCCTCGGTCTTCTGCCGCTAGTCTAACCAACAGATCCTGTACTGCAACAATTAAGTCGCTGAAGTAACTTTCTTTGACAACGACTTCGTTTATGAGCATGTTACACCTCTACTGGTGCTCTACCTAGTGGCTCTTCCTCTGGACCAGCCGCGGCAGGCTCGTTAACATCTACTGCAGGCATATCGTCTACAACTGCATCTGCTGGACTAGGTTCAGCCATAACATCGCCTGTATCACCTAAACCCATTTCGCTACCTGCCATTGGTTCGCCTGTGATTTCACCAACCAATGCATTAATACCTTCTTTACCTGTTTTAGCACCTTGAAGCGCCGCTTGTAAAACTTGGTCTGCTGAATCTTTAAACTGTTGAGCTCTTTGTGCGCCAAACTCATGAATCATTTGATCAGCAATAGCAGGAATATCTTCATTTACCATTCTGCCCAATCTTTCAACTTGGTCTTGAATGTCGTCTGCTAATGCTCTAACAGCCATTACAACTTCTGCTTCTTCAACACTAGTACCTTCAAGTTCTTCGTTTAGTAAATCATCAATTATATCATTAAACATGCTTTCGTTTTTCTTTTCGTCTTTAGTATCGCCAGTAACTTTAAATGTTTTACCGTCTACTTCAAACTCATCATCACCTGCGGCAATTGCCTTTCTTCTTGCATCTACAAATGCATTTGCTTCTTTAATTTTAGCACCAAAGAATTTAATACCTTTAACCAAGTTATCACCATCTAAGCCGTTTAAGAATCCAACAACTGCATCTCTGCTTTTACCAGTTACGGTAGCAAAACTTTCTAACATTTCTTCTATGGCATCGTAACTGCTTGTGTCAACAAGTTCTACACCACACTCTTTCGCTAGTTCGCCTAAAAGTTGTTCGTTAAGATCTGTTTCAGGGGTAACAACTTCTTCTTCAATTGCTTCGCCCATTCCCATACCACACTCATCCATGTACTCTTTTGCCGCTTTAATAACTATAGGAAGAACATATTCGTCATCAAACGCAAATCGATTATCCATTCTGTATCTATTCATACACTCGCCACATGCTTCGTCCATTGTGTAACCACTATCCATAAGTTTTCTTACACTTGCCATAAGCATTTCTTTCATTTCGTTATGGGCTGGCGATTCTGCATATATGCCTTCGTTAAGCATAGTTTCTACAATATCTTTAATTCCTAAATATTTTGCATACTCAGGATGTAGATGAAAGTGTCTATCTGACCCTTTAATTTTGATAAGTGCTAGTTCTGATTTTTCTTTGATGGCTTGCAATTTTTCTTTTTTTGGAAAATTATATGCAACACCAACACCAAACTCTTCTTTTAAGAATTTGTTAATCTTACTAACCTTTTCGATCTTTGTTTGATTAAATTCTTTTAAAAACATGATATTCTTCCTAATATAAAAGTATTATACTCTTATTTATCATCGGAAGAAGGATTTTAATTTAGAAATTTGCTAAAGTATCTCTGACACACCGTAGGTATGCAAGAGTCATGTCCAATCTTGCTTCAACTATTTCGAATTTTTCTGGATCTTTAGTTGTTTTTAAAGTGTGTTTATAAAAAATTGCATCATTATAATGTTTATAATAAGAATCTATATAAGCAGTTAATCTTTTAATTTTTTCTGGATTCACTTTTTTAAATTTGTGTATATCGTTAGCAAGATTTTTTGCTGGTTTAGCAAAAGGAACATCACTAATTAGAATTTTTTTAGAAATGTAATGTATAACAGAATAAGATTCGCCATCTTTTTTAACTACATAAATAGGCTTTTTAGAAACATTAGATGTAATATTTTCTAGTTTTTCTAAAACTGCTTTTTTATTTTTGGTAGGAATGTTCATACTACTATTTATAAAAATAGTATTTTAAAGGATATCTGAATAGGTTTTGAAACCTATGCAGTTATTCTTTCGAACTTTTTTGATTAAATTCTTTTGAAATAATTCTTCTGCAACATATAGATCTCGTTCATCTAATGAATTGCAAGGAACAAAACCATCTGCTTGTATCATTGTGATGATTTTAGATTCTGGTCTAGATATAATACTGATTTGATTATTTTTGCCTTTTAAAACTCTCATCATTAACCACCGGCATGCATTGCGGCCATATGCTTTTTGTACTTTTTGGTGCCTTTTTTATGTGGACTTTTGCCTTCGTCTATTGCTATTGGTGTGAAGTCTTGCATTACATCTTCTATAGAGCCTTCACCATGATCTACTATTTTGCCCTGTGGATCTAATAATACCCAAGCATTGTCGTCATCGTTATAGCCTTCTTCTCTGGCATTTATAACATAACCATTGCTGAGTTCAATAGGTGTGTCACCGTATTCCCATGAACTGATAGCATCTAATACTTCTTCATGTGGTAGTCGAGGATAGATGACCCCACCAAAGTTGCCTTGGGTTACATCCTCTTCCACATCTTTTCCTTTAGCTCGTTGATCATCAACCCAATCTTCATATTTTCGAGCACTTTGTACTTTATCTGAATCTGGGGCATAGCCCATTGCAATTAATTCTTCTGAACTTTTGTTAGGTTTTTCAGGTCGTATGCCTTCTGTTTTCTTTTTCTTTTTAGGAAACACAGATGGATTTTTGCGTTTGATCATTTTGCCCATTGGCATGGCAACACCTGCTATTGCGCCTGCCATTGTTTCGTTTATAATATCTTTAATAAGCATAATACTATTTATTCCTTCCGGCCTTCATATTGGCACACCAGTGATACATTTTGCCCTTCTCACCTGAATACTTTTTGGCTTTAGCTCGTAAATCTGTAACTGAACCCTTGCAACTGGCTCCTGCTTTTTTAACTCTGCCAGGACGACTTTTGCCTTTCACTTTACCGTCAGCAAAGTTTTCGTCATAGATACTTTTCTTTGGCAACTTTTTTAAATCTTTTTCTCTCTGCTTTAAGTCTGCATCTATACCTTTCATAAGAGCGTTTAGATCTTGTGCGGCTTCAATAGTTTCATATATGCCTTTACCGTAACCATAGTTTTTCTTTTTCTTTTTCTTTTTAGGTTTAGCACCTGGCATATAAGTTCCTATGCCTACAAATCCACTACCAACAGAAGCACTTGTAGTAGGAGCAGAGTCAGAGGAACCAGTGTCGCCACTGTCTGCAGACCCTCCGTCTCCGCTTGAACTTGTTGAACCGCCATCAGCACCAGCACTTGCGCCAGCACCAGAGCCACCTGCTCCAGCACCACCACCTGCGCCACCTCCGCCACCGGCTTCAGCGTCTAACCTCTGCTTGATTTTATCTTGCAGTTTTGCTTTTAATGTATCTTTTACATCTGTATTACTAGCAGTGTGAGCAAAGTGTTTCATTAATTCTTCTATACTAGCATCGACTCTAATTGCAGGTACTCGTTTGATTCCTAAAACATGGGCCGCATCATATCTATGATGTCCGTTAACTAGATAGTTGTTTTTATCAAGTATAAACGGTCTGTCTTCATTGTTTAAAAATACATCTTCTGCTTTTTTTGACAAGCCATCTACTCGTTGACTTTGTACAGGTTTAATTTTTTCTATACTAATTTTGCCTTCTTTATATTCAAACGGCGAATCGTCTAAATGATTTCTGCGTATTTGAGGCAATTTGTTTCTATCAAAATGTTTGTCAGAAATTTTTCTTTCGTAATCTTCTTCTACAACCTCTCTCAATCTAATAACACCACAGCCAACCCTTTTGCCTGCGTTACCTGTTTTTAAACTTTCTTCATCTCCGCCTTTGCCTAAGTCATCTTCATCTGCGTGGACAACTATTGCTCTTCCTACTATATCAGAAAGTTCTACCCTATGTGCCTTGAGTTGAAATCTTGCTATGCCTTGTTTATCTGCTGTAATATTACCTAAGTCACCCACATGTCCTTGTTCTAAACTGCCATGTTCTACACCGTCTGGATTATAATGAGCACCTGCTGATTCACAGCCGTTGCTTAAATCACCAAACTCGTGTATGTGAAAGCCATGTTTGCCTGGAGTTAAGCCTTTTACTATGCCTTTTATTATTGTGGGTTGGCCGGGTTTTTGTTTGAATCTAATCACACCTTCAACACCTTCATCAGTGTGTTCTAGTGTACAAATTGCTTTTACAGTTTCTTCTGCTTCGCTTAATCTCTGCAAACTTTCGCACTGACAGCCTCTTGATCGAGTTCTTGGACATTTTTCGATTTTTTTCAAATCTTTTAATTTCATTATTTTAATAGTCCTGCTGTAATACTATGGCCTGCAGTTTGTTGTGTATCAGTTAAACTGATATCTTTTGCTGTTACAAGGTACCCTTTACTCATTTTTTCATAAAAATCTTTTACATCTGATACTGTGGTAATTGCTTTGTTTGCTTTATTCATATACAAAATAGTATCGTGCAATTTGGTATTACCATCGTTGCTGTATTGATAACTGGTAAATTGTAGTGCTTGAATTAATTGTCCTAGAGGGCCACCTTTAAGTTGTCCTCTGTAATATGTACCTTTTAATAAACGATCGTATGCATCTTTCTTTCCGAATGCTATACCAATTTGTTTTTTAACTTCTGCTAAGTGATCGTCATATGCTATGTCTTTGTTAAATGTACAAAGTGCAAATATTTCTGCAATGTCTTTTACTTGCTCATCATTTAAATTTAAATGTTTAAAGTATGGGTTCCACACATCGTCAATCTGCTTTTTACTTAATGCAGGCATATTAAAGGTCTTAGGATTAAATTTATAGTCACTAAATGTGTTAGAAGTAACCCATGTAGAATATGTTTTTTTGAAATCAATATTTTGAGTTTTAAAATATTTTATTAAAGCATTCTGTAAATTTGCTCCTGCACCACTGCCTTTCTCAAGTCGTTTGCTGTTAAATTTACCCCCAGATTTTGTGCCGTCTGATCCGCCATAACTACCAGACTTAATTTCTACTTCTTTACCGTCTACTAGTAAGTCTCCTCGTTTGCCCTTTTCTGCAGGAGCACATAATAACAATAATGCTAATTCACCTGGGCCTACATTACCACTAGTTGTGTTTTCTGCAGTTTGTTTCATTATACCTGCATCATCTAGTGATTTATAAAATTTAAAATATCTTTCTTTGCCTTTTTCTTTTGCAACTTTTTCTACAATATCATCCATACTGGCAATAGGCATACCACCTTTTGCACCTACAGCAATAACATCTTCCATTCTTAAAATATTACCGTTAGCCGCATCTGTTAAAAATTCTATAACAAATTCTCGGTTTCTAATATCTGCATTATCTGATTGTTGTGCCGCAGTATCTTTAACGCCATCACCATCTTTATCATCAAACTCGGGATCTGTAAAATACTTTCTTAGTACATTAATAACACCTTCGATTGCGGCTTTTTCTGTAACTGCTTTTTTCGCATCTTTCTGATTGAGTTTTCTACCAGTATGCGGATTGTGGGTAGGCACTTCAGATTCTGAATAATCATCTGGAACCATTAAGAACTCTACTTTACCATTAATCTTTAATGCTAATTTTCTTAGAAGACTGTCTACTTGTTTTCTAAAATCCTTAAATCCTTGTTTACCAGCATGTACACCTTGCTGATAAGTTTCTTGAGATTGAGATGCTAACAGAGAAACTAAATCATTATACATCTTAGTAACTCTTTCTTTTCTTGCATTCAAAGTTTTACATCTTGGATTTGCATTATTGTTGCATTTTGATTGTTTTGATATTCGATCAATATATTTAATTATGCTCTGCGATTGACCTAATTTCATTCCGATCTGTTGTAATTCTTGCGGACTTTCGCTTATAGCACTTTCATTTAAGTTTATTTTTTTGAGCTCAACTTCAGGTAATTTTGCTTGTGCATAACTTCTAAGTACTGGTCGTAAACAAGCATCATCTCCACCTTGTGCCCTAATTGCTCTGAAATCTTTCAGCATCCTAGGATCAGGTATAGCCCAATATGCTAACATTTGGCTTTTTAAATCACTAGCAGGAAAATGATCTGCTAAAATTTTATTTAACAGTGATACTCGATCATTGTCTGGCACAGCACCTTCCTTTACACCTTTTTTCTTTTTGCCAGCACAGTGAGCTTTTTGACTGAAGCCTTTTGGATTTGAACAGTTGATACTGTCCTTATATTTTTTACTCCATGCTTCATCAATTTTATTTTTATTCACTTTGGCAATCAATTCTATTTGCTCTTGTAAACTTAGTTTATCAAATTTGTCAAATACACTTTCCATATTATTTCTACCCAATGCTAATGCTTGTTGCATGTCTGCTGGCTCACCACCACCTTCTTTGTTTTGTATCAATGCTTTTATAACTGCTTGTTTATACTTTTCGCTAAAATCGCCTACTAAAAATTTTACTAATCTATTCAGATCCGCATTCATAATATAACTTCCTACCCCAGACTGCATCATTACATCAAACATAGGATATTTTTCTCTTGCTTTAGCATAATCGTCAGTAGTGACTTCCACACTGTCAAGTTCTCCAAGTCCTCCTTGAAGATGAGATGGCGTGCCGGCTTTTTTGTTATCTCTGTTTATACGCCATGCCACTGCAGAACTTGGCTCAAATGGCTCGCCATCTGGTCCGTTAAGTTCATGCCTAGGCATCAGCGGGCCAAAATTTCCTACACCTTCTCTACCATCGCCTAACTTGTTTGTGAATTCAACATTTTGTTGTCTAAGATTTGTTCTTGCTCTCTGATTGTCATCATTGATGTCCACATATTTGTCACCGAAAGTATGAAAATCTATTTTGTATTTGCTTTCAAATTTTCTCAGCACTTCCTCTGCTTTCTCCCAACGCCAAGTGTTTTTGAACTGGGTTGGGTTTGCTAACATCTTTGATGCTTCTAATGCAGTAAAGTAGTGTATGCTGGGCATTATCAACAGTTCACCATGATCAGTGCGGTGTATGTTGCTGGTTTGTTGAAGAGCTCTTGCAACACCTTCTGGCGCCAGGTGCGGTAAGCCTTGTGCAAAATCTTTTTCTGCAAATATATATCCACCAAAATCAAATGCATCCACTTTGAATGTTTGTGGTCCATATTTTTTCTTAAATTTTGCCTGCTTATTGTCTAACTGTTTCTTGTTGGCAATTTCACTGCTTTGGCTGTCGAATCCATGACTCTGTGCTACTTTGTCAAAGCCAGTTAAAAATTCTTTAATAGCATCTGTACGCTTTTTAATTAAGTCTGGCACTGAACCTATTTTATAAAATCCAGAGTTTTCTCTGCTTTTCATTAAGTAGTATCTGTCATAGGATCTGCGGATATAACTCTGAATGCGATCACGCAACTGATGTGCCACAGGATCATCAAATGAATAGATCGGTTTATCGATCCTTTCCACAATATTCAGCAAATCTTCTGCATGTCTTTCCAGCATACCAAAATATGTTTCACCGTCTCTGTGACTGTTGTGATCGGTACCTTTGAGATCATCGTATATATGGTGCATATATTCATCTGAAGTTCTAACAGTCGACACAAGATCTGTCACCAACTTGGCAATTTCTCTCATGCTGTCAATGTACAAGCCTGGATTCTCTTCTCTGATATCTTCCAAGTGATCCCAACGACTACGCAACTTGATCAGCATTTTACTGAGGGCATTGTCTACATAACTGTCGTCAAATGTGGACCTTCTTGGATCATGATCTTTGCTTACAGGATGTTCCCAATCTGGATACTGTTTGAGATGGTCAATGAATGCTTTTAGTTTTTTGGAGTCTGCTGGACTGCCAGGCGTAAACATTGCTTGCTCTCCGTAACTACCTTGTGTAACTGATTTGTGGAATTCTTTGTACTCTCTGCCTCTACTACCGCTGTTTGCCTGATCCAGCCATGCCGCGGCGACATCCTCACTCTTACCGCTGGCATCTGCTAACAGTTTTGCAAACTTTATTGCTTGTTGGCCGTCTTGTAATTTGCCACTGTGTACAGCATTCCACATGCCTGTGATCAGTTTTTCCACTTGGTTGGCACTTAGGTATTCTGGTTCCTGGACAACATCTTTTTTAAACAGTTTGTCTACACCATTCTTAACTCTGCCCAATATCTGTTTAGGTGTTAAGTCACTGTAGCGGTCACCGGTGTCTATGCTATTAGCATCTATTAAATTACTTAATTTGTCATAATCCAATTCAAAATCTTTGAGAGCACTTCTCAATATGCCAATGCTTTTAGCATTAGGTATTAAACGGTTATGTCCTTGACTGAAGTCGTAGCCTGCTTGTGCAACTGCACCTGCAAAATATTTTTGTGCTTTGTTTAATAAATCTTGTAATCTATCTGCATCAGGACCATCAGTTTCAACATCTTCATTTTGTTTATTTTTTAGTTGTTTATATTCTGCAAGTAGATTATACGCCGCGGCAAGATATCTCAGATGCTCAACATAATTGTCTTTGCTGAAGTAATCTTTAAGTACATCAACCGCTGGTGCTTCAACATCAGGATTAATTCTGTCTTTAACTCGTTCTTCGTCATCTGCACTGATTTTACCAATGTTGTTAATCAATCTGTACAATGCTGTTGCAT